ATGCTTATATCTATTTTATCTTTATTAACAGGCTTTGTCTGTGGAGTAGTTTTTTCATTCTTCAAATTACCAATACCAGCTCCCGGTGCTTTTAATGGTATTCTAGGAATTATTGGCATTTGGGTGGGATACATGGTAATTAAACTAATTCTTAAGTAAAAAATGAAAATTTATTTTGCAGGAAGTGGCGATTTCAAAGGAGCAATAGAACACGCCAAGTCATTTCTTGTTAGTTATTATGACTTGAAGCAACCAGAGAAGCTATTTAAGTTTTTGAAAGAGTTTCCTATTAATGATCTATTTTTAGATAGTGGTGCTTTTTCCGCTTTTACCCAGAACGCGCAAATTGATATTGATAACTATATCAATTTTATTAAAAAGACAGAAACGAAGTTAAGTGTTTATGCCAATCTAGATGTTATAGGGGAATATGAGACTACTTATAAGAATTGGATTTATATGAAAGAGAATGGAGTCAGCCCGCTTCCTGTCATACATTATGGGGCTCCTAGATCATTTTTTGATTTGTATTTTAAAAAGCATAAAGTATCTTATCTGGCCTTAGGTGGACTTGTTCCTTATGTAAAACGGAAGCATAAAATTAGGGCGTGGTTGGACAATTGTTTTTGTATATTAAAAGATTATTGGCCCGTCAAAATACACTTATTTGGAGTTACAACACAATGGATACTAGAAAGGTATCCCGCATATTCTTGTGATAGTACTGGATGGATAAGTGGAAGTAGGCACCGAAGTCTTAGTATTTGGAGCAAGAATAGAATCATTAGAGGAGAATCTTTTAATAAAAGAACTCATAGCCATAATACCAATAATTTAATTTATGATTTGAGGGCGACTAATAAACATTACAGGGAGCTACAAGTAAATTCTTTACTAGCTTTTGTAGAGCTAGAAAAATATATAACGAAACTTTGGGAAGAAAAGGGAGTTGTTTGGAAAGATTAGACAAAGTTAAAAGTCTAAAGTATAATAAAATCATATGGAAGAAAATATAACATTTGATCCAACTAAACTAAGTGTAGTTCAGATAGATAAGGTTAGACCTAATACTTGGAATCCAAAAGATAAGGACACAGAGGAATACAAACAAGTAGAAGAAAGTCTTAAGAGGTATGGTCAGAGGATTCCGATTGTCGTTAGAGATAATAACGGCTTTGAAATTATTGATGGTGAACAAAGATGGAAAGCTTGTAAGGAGTTAAAATTTCCAAAAGTAATTATCTATAATGAGGGTAAGCTAGAAGATAAGAAAGCTCAAGAGTTAACTTTGTGGTATCAAGTTCAAGTTCCCTTCAACGAAATTTCTTTATCCCAAATGGTAGTTAAACTCGTTACTGATTACAGTGACGCTTTCGTTCCTTATCCGCCCGAAAAGATTGAAGAAATGAAGGAGTTGATTAAGTTTAACTGGGAAGATTATAAAGTTGATACTAACGCTGAAGACATAGATCAATCACGGCTTATGACATTAGTCATTCCCATGACATCCGAACAGTATGAAATTGTTCAGAAAGCGTTTGCTAAAGTAAGAGAACAAGCCAATGATATTAATGACTCAAGGTGTATCGAATTAATTTGTGCTGATTACTTAGCGGGAAAGTGATTAGAGTGCTAAAATAAAATAATATGGCTGACACAAATCCAGAAGGAAGACCACCATTAACGAGCGAGCAAAAAAAAGACATTCTCCTCAAACTAGAACCTTTTTTAAGGGCAGGTTTAAGTGTTAATAAGTCTTTAAGGGAAGCAGGAATTGCTAATTCGACCTTTTATAAAATCGCTAACTCTGATCCAGAGTTTATGGAGAGAATTCGTCAGTTTCAGCAGTTTATCTCTGTTATGTATAACAGGGCTGTAATTAAACACTTACAAGATATTATTATGAAGCAAAACCCAAAAGGAGATCAACCAGGATTAGAATTGTCAAAAGAAGATATTGATTTTCTTAAGTGGTTTGGCACCAATAGTAATTTAACAAAAGAAGAGTATGGAGAAAGAAAAGATATTAGTCTTTGGGACGCTGAGCAAGAAGTTCAGAAGATCGCTTCTGTAATCGATGAGTGGGCAGGAAAGGGCGATAAGAATGAGCTTCCCGAGTAAATACTTCTTAAGGGCGTATATTAACTTCAAGGATGACAAGGGAAAGGATTTTGAGTTAACTCCTGGACAGGAAGAAATCTTCAGAGTAATCTATGAGCCTTCAATTAGCAGAGCCGTAATCAAAACAATTACCCAGTACGGTAAGTCAGAAGTTGCTTCTATGGCTTTAATTAGTGCCATGAGCGAAAGAAGGGAAAAGGTTTTGGTTCTTTCTCCCAGTATGAAGCAATCCTCAATTATTATGGGAAAGATGATTCAGCACTTATTTGATAACCCCAAGATACTGGGAATGTTGGAATATACAGGAAGCAAACTAGAACAGCTAAAAGAAGAGAGGAGCAAGAGTAGGGTTACATTAAAAAATGGAAGCGAAGTAATGATGTTGACTGCTGAGGCGACAACAGTCGCAAGAGAAGCAAGGAACTTAATGGGTTTTGGTGCGTCAGTTGTTCTAGTTGACGAGTCTGCCCTGATCCCCGATCCGTTGTTTTCAAAGATTCTTAGAATGGTCGGCGGTGTAAAAGATGGCAAGTTGATCCAATTAGGAAACCCTTTTGAAGATAACCATTTCGGAAGGGCTTTTAAAAGCGATAGATATGAGAAGGTAAGTATTGATTGGAGGCAAGCATTAGCAGAGGGAAGAATTACGCAAGAGTTCTTAAACGAAGCCAGAGAGGAAATGAGTGAGCTCGACTGGACGATCTTCTACGAGTGCAAGTTTCCTGAGGCTGGCGCGGAGGATGCCCTTATCCCCAGGGACTGGATAGAGAATGCTGTCAATCAAGCTGGTTGTGAAGGGGGTCATCAACAGACAGGCTTAGACGTGGCTCGTTTTGGCAGGGACAAGACGGTACTGGTTTATAGGAAGGGTGGGAAGGTGGAAGTGATAGAGCAGACTGAGAAGATGGACACGATGGAGGTGACAGGCTGGGTTAATGGGTTCCTGCAGGAATATAGACCAGATGTGCATTGCACTGACTCAATCGGTGTTGGCAGTGGAGTTCATGATCGGTTGGAGGAGATACAGGGCGAGCTGGATGTTGACGAGGACAAAGACTGGAGCGAGTGCGAGCTTGTCCCGGTCAATGTCGGTGAGGCCCCTGTCGGGGAAGAGGCTGGCCAGTTCTTCAACCTGAGGGCGCAGATACTCTGGCATCTAAGGGACTTGTTCAAGCCGGACAAGAATGGCCATAGTCAGATCAGTATTCCTGATGACCCTGAACTGAAGAAGCAGTTGGGCGAGATAAGGTACAAGTACAGCTCCGAGCGTAAGCGGAAGATCGAGGCGAAGGACGAGATGAAGAAGAGGCTTGGGGTAAGTCCAGATAAATTAGACGCTTTGGCACTCGCCTTCTGGGACAGCAAGACAACTGAGCCGGACATGGTGATAGTCGAGACCTAATAAATTTGTATTTTTATAGATCGTGGTTTACACTTGATGTAGTATGGCTGACAATCAATTGAAAGAGCCGCCAGTCCAGTCGGCGGTCATGCAACTTCCCCAGCCCCCGCCGAGGAATGCCGAGGAGTATCTCAAGGCCTATACCGGCTATGCTTATACGGCTGTTTCGGCAATCGCCCAGGAGGTGGCCTCGATTGACCTTCATCTTTACAAGGCCAAGTTCGTCAAGGGCGTGCCGGAAAGCACTGAGGTTTATGAGCATGAGGTTTTGAGCTTTCTTGACTATGTCAATCCTTTGACGACCTTCTACGATCTGGTCGAGGCCACCCAGATATACCTTGAGCTTGTCGGTGAGGCATACTGGGTTGTCCTCAAGCAGGGCCAGTCGCCCAGGGAGATATGGATGGTCAGGCCGGACTGGATCAAGGTAATCCCCGGCAGGGACAGCATTGTTGACCATTATTCGTACCATCCGGGTGGCGGCTTGAACAAGGTTGATATCCCAAGGGAGAACATGATCCCGTTCAAGTATTTCAATCCGCTGAATCCGTACCGAGGCAAGGGATCAATTCAGGCGGCGGCTTTGCCGTTCGATATTCATAACTTTGCCCAGGAGTACAACCGCAATTTCTTCTTCAACAGCGCCATCCCGAGCATGGTCTTCACTACCGAGCAGAAGCTTTCAGAAGCGACGGTGAAACGGTTCGTCAACCAATGGCAGGCGTCTTATGGCGGCAGGTCGAAGTCTAACAAGGTCGCCTTTCTCGGCAACGGGCTGAAGGTTGACAAGATATCTGTCGGGGGGAGGGAGCTTGACTTTAATGAGCAACAGAGGATGTTAAGGGACGATATTTTGGCTGTCTTCAAGGTACCCAAAACGGTACTCGGTTTGACGGATGACGTGAACAGATCAAATGCTAAAGCAACGACAATCGCCTTCATGGAACGGGTAGTCACTCCCAGGATGAGGAAGTTTGTGGGTGTTCTTAACGAGTTCTTGTTACCGATGTATAGTGATGACAGCCTCTTTTTTGACTTTACCGATCCGGCGCCGGAGGATGCGGAAATGAAGCTCAAGAGGTATGAGAATGCCCTCAAATGGGGATGGATGACTCCCAACGAGGTCAGAGCCGAGGAGAACATGGAGCCGATCGAAGGCGGTGATACCTTGCCGGTACCGAATAGGACGGGGATACCTGCCACTATCCAACCGACAGAACCTCCTTCAGGGGAGGAGCAGGAAGGGTTGCTCTCCTCAATAGGCAAGGTCTTAACTGGCAAGAATAAGGAGCCAGCCACTGTCGGGCCATCTTCGGAAAGAAAGAGATTGCGGCTGGTTTCGGCAAGGCTAGTCAAGCACATGGTAAGGTTGCCGGTCAAGAGATTGGAAGTTTTGGAGAGGGAAAAGCTCAGTAAAAAATTGGCGCCGGAGATAGTCAAGGTCATCGGCAAGCTTTTAGAGAGGAAGGACGCCAACGGTACTGGGTTCAAGGTTGCCCCGAGCAAGAGCAAGGTCGTCTGGGACGACGCAAAAAAGGACGCCTATTGGCGGCAGTTCATTGAGTCCGCAGATGGCTGGGAGATGAGGTTACGCAACATTGCCGTCGAGGCATTCGGCGAGCAGGAGCATTTGTTGCTGGACATTCTGAACAACACTGTCAAGTATTGGCGGAAGGATTATCGTATCGGCAAGGCTGGTTCTGCCATTCCAGGCATAGATATCATGGACAAGATTTGGCTGACAGTTTGGGTAGAGGCGATTAGGGAACTATTTCTGGAGCAGGGAAGCAAGGTATTGGACTTTTTAGGGGTTGGCGGCAACATTGACCTGGCGACGGAGACGGCTTCGCGCTATTTCCGCCATGATGTGGCTGAATTAGTTAAGGGGATTGACGAGACAACCAGGCAACAGCTAAAGGAAACTTTGGAGGAAGGCTTTAAGAAAGGTGAAGGGATTGATAAGTTGCAGAAGCGGGTAAAAGATGTTTTTCAGGAGGCTAAGACTTCCAGGGCAAGGATGATTGCCAGGACGGAAGCCATTAGGGCCAGCAATACTGCTTCTGTTGAGGCATATAGGCAGTCAGGCGTGGTCGAGGCAAAGGAGTGGTTGGCGGAAAGGGATAGCCGGACGTGTCCTTTCTGTATGGAGATGGATGGTAAGGTAATCGGTCTTAACGAGGCTTATTTTAAGGAGGGGGATATCATGAAGGTTGGTGGCCAGAAGCTGGATATCGCGATAGGCGTGCCAGAGCCGCCTCTCCATTCGAATTGTTATTCTAAGGATACTGAAGCCTATACTAGGGAAGGCTGGAAATTGATTAAGGATATTAAAAAAGGAGAAAGTGTCTGGACACTTAATCCTGGGACATTACAGCTTGAGGAAAGTAAGGTTCGTGAGACTACGAGCTTCAAAGCGGATTCTGTTTATCATTTGACAAATAAACAGCATTCTTTTGACCTAATGGTTTCCAAAAATCATCCATTTGTCGGTTTTAAGAGAATTGATCATGGCCAAAAAGGGAGAAAGTTGGAGTTTGTTAGGTATGAGAGTTTGAAAGATGTACCTAAAGAGGAATTTAGGTTTTATGTATCTTCTGAATGGATTGGGGAAGTGAAAGGAAAGATCAAGATTGGCAATAAGTTATTTAGGACAGAGGATTGGTGTAAATTTTTAGGTTATTACTTGTCGGAAGGTAGTGTTACAAAGAGAAAGAATAAGGATCATTATCAGATAAGTATTTCACAGTCAAAATACCTTGATGAGATGTACGAGGATATCTCTGTGATGCCATTCGATAAGGTATGTTTAGGAAAGGATAAAATCTATATTTTCGATAGAGAAGTCGCTTTATATCTGGTTCAGTTTGGCAAGTCAAGCCAAAAGTATATTCCAGACGAGATTAAAGAGCTTGACATAAAGTATTTAAGGGTCTTTCTTGATGCTTTTAGGCTTGGCGATGGTAGTATTAGGAAGGGTAATAGATATAAAGGTGGTAATTTTGTTGAATCGAATATTTATAGCACTTCTTCACCTAAACTAGCAGGAGATCTTGGCGAACTTATTGTCAAGATAGGGAAAGCAGTTTCTTTCAATATCCGGCATTGTAAAGGGCAGGAGGTTAAGTTTAAGAATGGGACATATAAACTTAATAATGACCAGATAGCTATTTATGAGTTAACCTCTCAATTCAGGATGTTTCGAAATATTGATGTTAAGGAGGTTGTATATAATGATTATGTCTATGATTTTGAAGTTGAGAAAAACCATATACTTCTTATACGGAGGAATGGTAAGGTTGTTTGGGGAAGCAATTGTAGATGCACTACTATCCCTGTGCTACTTGGTGAGAGATAGGCTGTCTACGTGGCGCTGAGAAGCCTAGAACACACTTTTTTTGCAGGGTTCCCATTTTTCATTGTTTTTGTTTATTTGGTGATAGTGGCAGATATTTGACACGCCCTTTTTTATGGTTCATAATTTAAGTTGTACATGGCCGATACTTACTACCTTGTCACGAAGTGTGATGATAACTCCCAGAAGCAGATAAGGCTTTGGGATAATGGTGATGGAACGTTCAGCGAAGCTGGTCGACGTTCCGTTGATGTAAGCGAGAAGCCAACCAATGTAAATGCGGGAATTACCTCACGATGGCCTACCACTAGGCAGGGGATACCTTTTGTCGCCCCAGGACACCCTGACGTCCAGACGCAGAACTTGCGGGTGACTGATACTGATGGTGCGCAGATAAACACAGCTATTATCACGGCCCATGAGGGGACTTCAATTGTTGTTACTAAGGTTTCGGTTGACACTTGTAAGTCGAATACTGGTAACGCCGAAGTCCGCATCGGTTTTGGGCTGGCCACTGTTCCGCTTGCTGATAACTTGCAGATACTTTTTTATGCCACTGGAATACCGGCTGGTTCTCACTATGTCGAAGGAAGCGGGGCTGGCATTATTGGTATCGGGGCGGCAGGTGAAGACGTGAGGGTTACCTGCAGTGATCCTGCTGGTGGAGATATAAACATAATCGTAACCTATTGGGAGGTCTTGGTTGGTACTGAAGGCTCACCGAGCGTTAGTCCTTCGATTAGTTTGAGTCCGTCTATTTCTCCCAGCGTCAGCCCAAGTATTAGCCTCAGTCCAAGTCTTTCACCGAGCATCAGTCCTTCCCTTAGCCCGTCCTTAAGTCCTTCAGTATCGCCTAGCTTAAGTCCGAGCCTTTCGCCCAGTGTCAGTCCGTCCATTTCGCTGAGCCCGTCACTCAGTCCGTCTATTTCTCCCAGTATTAGCCCGTCGGTATCACTAAGTCCAAGCTTTAGCCCCTCGCTGAGTCCAAGCATCAGTCCTTCGGAGTCACCGAGCATCAGCCCTTCGGAGTCGCCCAGCTTGAGTCCGAGCCTTAGTCCTTCCTTATCCCCAAGTGTCAGTCCTAGCGTTAGCCTAAGCCCGAGCCTAAGTCCTTCCGTTTCTCCCAGTGTTAGTCTAAGCCCAAGCTTAAGCCCTTCTCTAAGCCCGTCGATATCACCTAGCATCAGCTTGAGCCCGTCAGTCAGTCCTAGTGTTAGCCTTAGCCCTAGCCTTAGTCCGTCAGTATCACCAAGCGTTAGTCTTAGCCCAAGCATTTCGCCAAGTCTTAGTCCTTCATTGAGTCCTTCGGCAAGTCCGTCAGTAAGCCCTTCGACATAAGGTTGAACTATCAGCCTGATAGTGTAAAATGGTAGGAAATGGCAGATGTAGTCTTAAGTGCAGTCATCCCTTCTTGGAAAGACCCTCTTTTGGTCAAGACGATTAACTCCATACTGGAAAGTTCAGAGCTCGGCGAAAGATTAGAGGTCGTGGCAGTCCTTGATGGATACTGGCCGACCTTCGAACTTATAGATGACCCTAGGGTACGCTATGTCCACCTCGGCAAGAACCGGGGCATGAGGGGGGCTATAAATGCTGGCGTAGCTATAGCAAGAGGCAAGTTTCTAATGCGTTCAGACGAGCATTGTCTGTTCGGCAAGGGGTTTGACAAGATAATGACTGAAAACTGTCGGCATAACTGGATAATGACGGCCAGGCGGTATTTTCTTGATCCGGTCAAGTGGAAGGTAATGGATATTCCTCCTGTTGATTATGAGAAGTTGGTGATACAAGGTAGAAAGAAATTTGCGGGGATTAGATGGCATGAGAGGGATGAAGCAAATAGGGACAAAATGATAGATCAGACAATGTCTATGCAGGGGTCGTGTTGGGTAATGCCGCACGATTGGTGGGACAAGGTCATTAAGGAGCTTGATACAGATACTTATGGGCCTTTGATACAAGATTCACACGAGATGATCTTCAAGACTTGGCAAGCTGGTGGGAAGATGGTTCTCAATAAGAAGACCTGGTTCGCACATAAGCATCGTAGTTTCTCAAGAACACACAACAATGGGACTCTGGAGAATCCGGCCAACTGTGAACAGGGATATGCCCAGGCTTTGAAAATCTGGGGGGACTATTACCAGAATGTTGTGAGGAAGAAATGGGGAATTTGACACTTCTTCATGTCGGTTGTGCCAATCGTTATTATGATGGGTTCATCAATAGTGATATGAGGACGGAGTGGAAGGGCAAGAAGCACAGGCTAGACTTGGTGATGGATATGACCAAGCCTTGGCCTCATAGGGATAATAGTGTTGATGGGATAGTAGGAATGCATGTCTTTCAGCAAATCGACTGGCGGGGGCTTGTAGTGGCCTTTAAGGAGGCTTACAGGGTCTTGAAAGAAGGCGGGGTATTAAGGATAGGTTGTCCGATGGTTGAGATAGAAGATAGGCCGTTGGAATATCTACTGGGTTGGATGAACATTAACCTGTTCAGTGCAGACCTCTTGAAAAGGGTCCTGGTCAAGCGGATCGGGTTCAGGCATTTTAGGCAGAGGGGGTTCGGGCGGTCGAGAATCCCGGAGTTGGCGAAGATCGACAATAGGCCGGGCAGAGGAACATTATATTATGAGGTAATCAAGTGAAGCTGAATTTCGAATGTACAACTTTTTGTAACGCCAAATGTATCTTCTGTCCAAGGTATGAGATGACTCGGCCGACAGGTGAAATGAGTGATGAGCTTTTCCATAAGTTGATCAAAGACGGGAAAGAAATGGGGATTTATCGTTATTCCCCTTTCATGAATGGCGAGCCGTTTATATTTCCTAGGATATGGGAATGGCTCGACTATATGGAGAAGGAAAATGTTGTGGTTTCCCTTTATACCAATGCGGAGTTCGTTGATGTTGATAGGTTGGTTCGGTACAAGAATATCTGGTACCTCAATTGCAGTGTAAATGCGGCTACTAAGGAAACCTATGATAAGGTGATGCGTGGGCCAAACTATGAAAAGGTGGTTAAGAATGTCAACGAGTTGTTTAAGAAGGCCAAGTTTCCGGTGCGAGCTTCAATGATTCTGGTGGATGAAAACAAGCATGAACTGGAACAGTTCAAGAAGATGTATCGTCGTCATAAGATATGCGGCTTTGGCAACTGGACAGGGGATAAGAAGAATGTCCTGGCGAGAAAAGGGGAAAAGGAGGCTTGTTTTGTCTTGTTCCACCAGATGTATATTTTATGGGACGGGCGAGCGGTCTTGTGTTGTATGGATTATGATGGGAAACAGATAGTGGGTGATGCAAATAAGCAGACATTGAAGGAGATTTGGGAGAGTTATGAGTGGGTAAGGGAAAAGCACAGGAAAGGGGAATGGAACGACATTCCTGTTTGCCGATACTGCAATTATAACGTGGTGAACAGAATATGAAAAACCTAATGTGCTATACGGGTCCGGCTAGGAAGTTTGATGAGGAGTGCGAGGTTCTGACCAGGATTCAGATAGACAATAGCTTGGACTTGGGCTGGAAGAAAGAGGACATACTTTTGTTTACTGACTTTGAGTATGAATACAATGGGGTAAGATCAATCGTAGTGCCTGACGATTTATATTGCGCCTTTGACAAGAAGTCGAATAAGATGCTGGTGATAACCCACTTGCTTCTTAATGGGATAGTGGATGAAGACCAGCTATATTGGTATCACGACTTTGACGCTTATGAAAATAGCAAGATTGAGGAATCGGAATTGGGACTGGGGGATGTTGGCTTGGGGCTTACCACTTATGGTTATAAGCCTGACTGGAATTGCGGGTGCTTCTTCTTCAGAAGGAGTGCGGAGGATATTTTTGCTTTGATTGTCCAAACGATGTTTAACCGAAGGCCCAGGCCAAGAGCTGACGAAAAGGCGCTCCAAAGGCTGACAGACGACAGCTGGATCGATGAAAATAGGTATAGGAAGCTAAATACGACTTATAATATCACCATGCGTGATGTGGCCTACAGTTATTCCAGGGCGAGCAAGCCCTTAAAGGTTCTCCATTTCCATCCTTACACAGAGGACGATGATTACAAGTTGCCAGACAAGCTCCTCAATACTTTTATGTATGGCAGGAACAGGATGGGGATTCCCCTTATGTCAGAACGGTTAATAAAGATATTTCATTATCATGGAATCAAGTGATCTGACAATACTGTTCTTGACTGTAAACATTGTCCCTGAAAAATGGGCTGAATACCATAAATCAGTCCTTTTGAAAGCCGCTGGCGATAGTCCGATTATCACTATCTCCAAAAAGCCTCTTGATTGGGGGGTAGTTAATCTAATTCAGGGAAAGGAGCCAAGTGTCCAGCAGATTTATGAACAGATCCTAAGAGGGGCCAAGATTGCCAAGACTCCCTATATCGCTATTGCTGAAGATGATACTCTTTACCATAAGTGCCATTTTGCTTTCCGACCACCTTTAGACACTTATGCTTTTGAAGGACACCGTTGGGGGCTTTTCACTTGGGGGAAACCGACTTTTTATTGGAGCGATAGAATATCTAATGGAGCAATGATTGCTCCTAGGCGAATGGCGATAGATTCTTTGACAGAAAGGTTTGAAAAGTACCCGGTTAATAATCTTGGCGAGTTGGGGAAAGAAAAAGGAACTCGTATCGATAGGAAAAAGTCAATGACATTTTATTCAGACTATGCCATGATCTTCTTGAGTCACAGCGGATCACTTGATCCATTGGAAAATAATCGTAGGAAGGCGATGGGGAAAGTACAGGCTTACAGGATTCCATATTGGGGAGAAGCTAGTGATGTTGTAGTGAAGTATTGTTAAACCTATGGATTTCAAAAGTGTTTGAAGAATTGCCTAATGGGTAAGGTAGTTGCAAACTGAGAAAAGTAAAGGAGGAATCAGATGAAAGTTTGTCTCGATTTGCATGATTGGAGTCTAGCACAGAACAGATTGGAATTATTATTTAAATTGAAGGAAACCTTTCTTGATTTTAAGGTTTCGTTATTCACAATTCCCATAGATTCAAAGAGCGATTATGGTTCTTTTCTGATTAGAGATGAAATACTTGCTAAGGTCAAAGAGAATCTTGACTGGATACAGATTATTCCGCATGGGTTGAATCATAATGGCCCAGAGATGAAAAATTGTAGTTATGATAACTTTAGAAGAGATATTATGCCAGTAATTAAGAATGCTTTTGAAAGGGATGGTTTGCCTTATGTGGAAGGTTTTTGTGCTCCGCATTGGCGATGGAACGACGGAGTTGTCAAAGCTTTAGACGAAGCTGGATGGTGGGGGGCGATAGACAGAAGACAACCAAACATGCCCGCGACGAAAAGGTTTTATCGCTATTCGCATTGTATAGATGAGCTATTAGATGGTAAAGAGGTAATGAAGCTTCATGGTCATATTTATGGAACGTCGAATGACTTAGGTAAATGTTTTGGTAATATCATAGGACTACCAAGGTCGGTAGAATGGCATTTTGTAACCGATTTCATAGAAACAGGATGAAAAATATCTCAATTTTTGCTAGAAAGCCGTTATTCTTTAGGCGTACACATTATTATAATTATCCTCACCTACAAAGGGGTTCTTCAATAATTAGGGGTGAGCAGATGGTAAAGTACTTGGGGGCTAAGTATAACCCGGTAGGGGGTTACGAGTACGATGTCCGTATTTATGTTAAACCTCAATCATTAGACGTTTTGAATAATGGTTCCTATGTTGATATTGTTGATAGTGTTAGAGTGCTTAGGAATATTCTTCAGTATCCTAGCTTGTGGGCAATTGTCTTGTCGAAGGCGGGAGAGAGATGGTTGAGAAGCAAGGGAAAGGAAAAGGTGGTAGTTATTCCCCAGCACCATTGTAATATTGAAAATTTTAGAAAAGAGAAGAAGGAGATAGTCACCGTTGGGGTGATTGGTTCGGAGGATACTTTCAGCCAGCCATTAGGTTGGTTCAGTGGAGAGATGGAAAAAATAGGGCTTAGGTTTATCACAAGTTTTTCTTGGAAGAGTAGGGAAGAAGTAGTGGATTTCTATAAGCGGATAGATATACAGGTTGCCTGGAATAAGGAGCGTAACCGTCAAAAGTCCATAAGGGATTCGTTGAGGATCAAGAATGCCGCATCGTTTGGTATCCCAACAGTTGCCTACCCGGAAATTAACTATGAAGAATTTGAGGGAAACTATATTAAAGTGAAAACAATAGAAGGCCTAATAGAGGAGGTAAGGAAACTGAAAGATAAGACATATTATGATAAGTGGTCAGAAAGGGTTTTTGAGAAGGCACAGGAGTTTCATATTAGCAAGATCGCTGAAATGTACAGGAGGCTAGAATGAGCCTATCTGAAGAACAACGATATTTGTGGAACAAGTATATTGCCTCTTTCATAATCGGCAATTGCAAAGAGATGGTTTTTGCTGTTATGGGGCAGAATGGTATATCATTTCTGGAAGCCGCTAAGGATGAAGGGTTCAGCCAAGTTATAGGGATGGAATCCTATACAGAAGGGCATTTCAGTGAGTTTCCGTTGGCAGACTATACCTTATTATTTGAATCCCATTATTTATTTACAATTAACGACTGGCTTGACTACTTGGATGAGCTTCAGTATAAGACGCGGTACTGTATCTTAGTTACTTCTGGTCGGGAGAATAAACAGCGATGTTGGACTTCGTCAGAGACACAAAAGATCAGAAATTATTTCAAGGCTTGGAAGGAAGTTGGGTTTATTGATGAGATTCCGGCTGGCTTTTGTTTTGAGAGTCCATTTTTGGAACGAGTTTTAATAGAAAGCTTGGACTGTGGCAACCATGTCCAGGATCAATTTTATTCGCAATTAGAAGAAGGGATAGATTATAAGGAGACACGTTATTACCATATTATTAAACATTACCGTAGGAACCGATGGTCGGAAGAGCGCCTAGATAGATGGTTTGAGGAAAGGATCAAAGTTTGGGAGAGTGTTAAAAAGAGACAGTTGATAAGGCCAATCTATGTTGGGGAAGGTAATCATATCCTCGATGGGAATCATCGTTATGCGATGATGAGGACGCTAGGGTTCAAGACGATTCTGGTAAGGAGAACATGAGAAAAGCGATAATTTACCTCACGAGCAATAGGGAAGATCCACAATTTGAGGCAAAGATTCAGGCCGATCTTCTAAGCAAATGTGGCGGTATCCCTATTGTTAGTGTTTCCCAAAAGCCGGTAAGCTTGGGTAAGAATATCTGTGTCGGCGAGGTTGGAGCTTCTGGGTTCAACTTTTGTAGGCAAGTTTTGATCGCTTGTGAGAATACCGATGCCGATTTAGTCATCCATGCTGAAGCGGACTGTCTCTATTCGCCGGATTACTTTAGCTATATACCTCCGAAGATAGAAGTCTGTTATCGTAACTCGAATATCTATATCCAGAAATATCGGCAGGACTTCGTTTGCAAGAAGGGCGGCTCAACCTTTTCGAGCATAGTTGGAAGGGAATTCTATATCAAAAGACTAAGGGAGCTGTTTACTGGTATGCCAACATGGAGCACTGAGATGAGGAACTTCCCAAAGGAGATAGGTAAATTGTATTTTGACCATTACGAGTATTTTCAGACGGAATACCCCTGTATCTCTTTCAAGACTGGCAAGGGGATGCGGAAGCATAGCCCGTCAAGCGAAGTCCCGGTCTACAAGTTGCCCTACTGGGGAAGCATCAAAGAACTAAAGAAAAGACTATGCATATAAGAATCAGCAAGCAGACTGACCTAGTATTAAATAAGACTTATACGACCCATATGGCGGTACTTATGAAGTTTGTCCAAATGACTGACAAGCCGATCATGGAGCTTGGCGGAGGGTTCTTCAGCACGCCCCTGCTTCACTGGCTCTGTGCTGAAAAGAGGCAAAAGCTCGTCACCTATGAGGACAACCATGATTTTGATGGTTTCCTTAGAAGTTTTGTCAGTCGGACACACCAGATCGTTTATGTCGATAATTGGGAACAGATAGACTTGAGAACAAACTGGGGGGTCGCCTTTATCGATCATGGGCCGATAAAAGGAATGCCGTCCGAGCCAGCATCAAGAAAGGCCTCGGCGGTTAGACTGAAGGATAGCGTGGATTATATTATCCTACATGACACCAATAGCCAGGAGTATTATGACGATGAAGGTTTTTGGAGCAACTTTAAGTATGTCTATACTTGGAAGTGGGCGACGCCAAATACCAGCGTTTTGAGCAACTTTAAGGAGGTAAGCCCGTGAAGATAATCGAAGGGATCAGGACACTCAAGGGCAGGCCAGCTACAATACCTGACTGCTCCAGGGACGACCTGCCGGAGTTTTTTAAGGAAATGGGATTCGAAGTCGGGGTTGAGGTAGGGGTCTTTATGGCTGATTATACCCGGACACTTGCTAGTAATGGGATGAAGATATATGGGGTTGACCCTTGGCTGTCCTACCAAGATTACGAGTATCAGAAATGGCAGGACAAGCAAAATTATAATTACATGGTATCGAGAAGAAGGCTAAAGAAATATCCGAATGTTACCCTTATTAAGAAAATGTCAATGGATGCTGTTAAAGATTTTAAGGACAACAGTATCGATTTTGTTTACATTGACGGTAACCACCGCTTCAAGTGGATTGCGGAAGATATTATGGAGTGGAGCTACAAGGTCAAGAAAGGCGGGGTTATCTGTGGACACGACTATGCCTATTTTAATCATCGCTATGTCGGGGGTGGTTGCCAGGTCCATGAGATAGTTGACGCCTTTGCCTACTCTTTTGATCTCGATTTCTGGGTATTGGGGAATTACAAGGTTCTTCCTGGTGAAAAGAGAGATAGGATGAGGAGCTGGTTATTCATCAAAGATTGGAACAATGTTGAATAAGTCGATTATCTACTATACCAACAACCGCATCGAAGAACCAATCGGTTCCATAGTAAGGGAAACGATTAAGAAGGCAGGTTTACCGATTGTCAGCGTATCTTTGAAGCCCTTAGACTTTGGGGAGAATTATGTTCTTGACATGAAAGAAGGGATAGTGGCGATGACCAGGCAGATACACCTAGCCTTGGAGAAAAGCAAGGCTGAAATCGTCTTTTTTACCGAGCATGATGTTTTGTATCCTAAATCTCATTTTGACTTTACACCTAAAAGAAAAGACTTTTTCTACTATGATTCGAACGTTTGGCGATGGGATTATCCTAAGGACAGGCTTATCGGCTATACCAGGCTCATTTCCCTATCGGGTATGTGTTGCTATCGGGAGCTGGCATTGAACCACTATGCCCGAAGGGTTGAGATGATCTATGAGAACGGCTGGGAGAACGAAATAAGACGTGAGCCTAGCTGGGCGAGAAGGATGGGTTACGAACCGGGAACCAAGAAGAAGAAACGGGGCGGGTTCTTTGACGACGACTTTACTACATGGGAATCAAGACATCCGATGATTGATATTCGTCATTCTCATACCTTTTCTCCTCGGAAAGTTGATCGGGAGGGATTCAAACACCAGCCGTCGAACTGGCAAGAAACGACACTTGATGCCGTAGACGGCTGGTGTTTGAAGGACCTATTTAGCCTATAACAATCCAGTCATTTCCCATTAGGTCACCGTCATTGATTACCCATTGGTAATTCTTGCCATCTGGTTTATGAATGCTCAGAACGTTACCATTGAGGAAGCCGTAAAATTCTTTGTTCTCCCATTCCGCCTTGTATATCTTTTTCCCTGCGATTACTTCCCTTATTGCATCAGGAAAGTCCATCATCTTCTGGGCCCCCAATTCAACTGGTTTAACCCTGGGGGTTGGGCTCATTGCTATCGGTTCTGCCACTTTTCTCACCCCCTTTCGATGGAGATTTCGAAATTTTGTGATAAGCTCTTAGGTAGTAGTCTATCGCCGACCTTATGCGTTCTGAAAGGTTGCCGGTAAGCAGTTTAATGGACGCTATCTGATCTTCTCTTATGAAGAGATTGATTCGTTTCATACACACATTATACACATAATATAGAAATTTTACAATGGGCAATTATGATCTCTCGATAATCATACCGGCTCGGAATGAGATGTTCTTGAAGAATACCACTGAGGACTTTCTGGCGAATAAGGAGGGTAGGACGGAAATGATTGTCGTCTTGGATGGCAAATGGGCGGATCCGCCATTGGCTCAGCACCCAGATATCAATGTGATCTATCTGCCGGAGTCAGTAGGTCAGAGGGCGGCCACCAATCTCGGTGTAAGGCTGTCGAGGTCAAAGTATGTCGCCAAGACTGACGCCCATTGTGCTTTTGACAAGGGGTTTGACAGGAAGATGTTGGAGGCATTCAAGGAAACCGGGGATGATGTGACGATGGTGCCAGTTATGAGGAACCTTTGGGCTTTCGACTGGCGGTGTTATGAGAACCATTGCGGGTGGAAACAGTATCAGGGTCCAACCCCAGAGAAATGTCCCAAGTGCGGCAGTCCCAGGAAGATCAGGAGAAAGATAATGTGGATCGGCAAGAACAATCCGCAGAGTACTTCCTATTGCTTCGACAGCGAGCCACATTTCCAGTATTTGAGGCATGGAAGCACAGGGAGCCATATATCACCGATAAGAAAGAAAAAGGCTTGACGGAAACGATGTCTTTGCAGGGCTCCTTTTTTATGTGTACCAGGAAAAAGTATTGGGAGCTCGACTTGTGTGACGAGGGTTTGGGCAACTGGGGGAACCAGGGAATCGAGGTAGCCTGCAAAACCTGGCTGTCGGGCGGAAGGGTTCTTTGTAATCACAGGACTTGGTATGCGCACATGTTCAGGACACAGGGTGGGGACTTTAGTTTCCCATACCATCAGTCGGGAAGGGATGTACAGAAGACAAAGGAAAACGTCAAAAGTCTATTCTGGGATAATAAGTGGCCCAAGCAGGTAAGACCGTTGTCTTGGCTTATAGAGAAGTTTTTCCCAGTACCAGGATGGACCGAGAAGGATATTAAAAAGCTGAAAGAGGAGGAGGCCAAACAGGGAGGCTCTTTATAAGTCTAGGTTAAGAATATGGCTTGGGCAATTCAATCTCAAGGTAAGAATAGTAATGGCAGTTCGGCTGTTACACAATTGGCGTTCAGCCAGACGCTCGTTGGAACAGGTAATTTGCTGATTGTTGGTGGTTCTTGGGGAAGCACTTCGGCTACCAATATTTCCGATACCAAGGCAAACAGTTGGACGAAGGTTGCCTATACATTTCCTACTTCCTCTCCGACCAACCAGCAATTTCTGTTCTACTGTATCACCAATGGTACAGGCGCGGATACGATTACTGTGACAGGGGCGAGCTCTTCTTACAACGCGGTTTACGGTTTTGAGTATTCTGGCAATGCCGCTTCTAATGTTTACGACACGGCAAGCAATGCCAACGGCGCCAACAACTCGACTAGTACCCTGACGGGGGCTAACCTTTCTACAGTCGTCGCTTCCGAACTCCTTATCGCCCTTGGGGATATCTTTACCTCGCCAACATTGACAGCAGGAACAAACTATACCTTGCGGGGGACGAATACCAACACAGCCGCCGTCTTGGAGGATCGGACGGCAGGGGCGGCAGGGACATACAATGCCACTTTTAATAACGCGGGTTCTAATTATACTTGGTCGGTTTCCACCTTTGCTTTTAAGCCGTTGACTGGCTCTTTTTCCCCTTCCATCAGCCCTTCCGTTAGCCCCTCGGTCAGTGTCAGCCCTAGTCTTTCTCCTTCGGCTAGTCCATCATTGTCGCCGAGCATTAGCCCGTCAGTAAGCTTGAGTCCATCAATTAGTCCCTCGTTAAGCCCATCATTATCGCCGTCGGTATCTATTTCACCTTCACTGTCACCCAGTCTTTCACCAAGTATCAGTCCTTCCATTTCGCCTTCTGTATCACCATCGGTAAGCGTCTCGCCAAGTCTAAGTCCATCTCTATCGCCATCTCTATCACCTTCAATTTCACCTAGTCTAAGCCCATCAGTATCGGTAAGTCCAAGTTTGTCGCCTTCAGTAAGTCCCAGCCTTTCTCCTAGTGTATCGCTAAGTCCATCCATCAGCCCAAGCGTCAGTCCAAGCCTTTCACCATCTATTTCGCCGAGTTTTAGCCCATCGGTAAGCCCAAGTATATCGCTCTCGCCTTCGCTATCGCCATCTTTAAGCCCTAGCCTTTCGCCAAGTGTCAGTCTATCTCCCTCTGTTAGCCCCAGCCTGTCACCGTCATTATCGCCTAGCATTAGCCCGAGCGTCTCGCCGAGTGTCAGTCTGAGTCCAAGCTTCAGCCCTTCCTTATCACCGAGTCTTAGTCCGAGTTTTTCCCCGTCTATTAGTCCCAGCGTCAGTCTCTCACCATCAGTTTCACCTTCGCTGAGCCCAAGTATCAGCCCGAGCATCAGCTTGTCGCCAAGTCTCAGCCCAAGTGCCTCGCCGTCCTTGAGTCCAAGCATCAGTCCGTCTATTAGCTTAAGTCCATCATTTAGTCCTAGCCTTAGTCCTTCGGTGTCACCAAGTGTTTCACTTTCCCCAAGTTTGAGCCCCTCTTTTAGCCCATCAATTAGCCCGTCACTCTCTCCAAGTATTTCACCCTCTCTCTCACCGTCAGTTTCACCATCGGTTAGTCCGAGTATTTCCATATCGCCCTCAGTTAGCCCTTCGCTATCGCCATCTTTAAGTCCGAGTGTTAGCCTGAGTCCGTCTATCTCGCCAAGCATTTCTCCAAGTATTAGTCCTAGCCTTTCCCCCTCCGTTAGTCCGTCATTGTCACCATCTTTAAGCCCAAGTATCAGTCCATCGTTGAGCCCTTCAGTTTCCCCAAGTATATCGTTGTCACCATCTTTAAGTCCCTCTCTGTCACCGAGTCTTTCACCGAGCATATCGCCCTCGATAAGCCCTTCGGTCAGTTTGAGCCCATCCCTCTCGCCGAGTTTCTCGCCATCGGTTTCTCCAAGTGTTTCCTTGAGTCCAAGCCTAAGTCCAAGCTTGTCCCCAAGCCTTAGCCCTAGTTTGTTTCCAAGCATATCGCCATCAATAAGTCCATCTCTAAGCCCAAGCTTAAGCCCAAGCATATCACCTAGTATTAGTCCCAGCGTTTCGGTTTCGCCATCACTTAGTCCAAGTTTGAGTCCCAGTTTTTCACCATCATTAAGTCCGAGCCTGTCGCCCTCCGTTTCACCGAGCATAAGTGTTTCCCCTTCACTAAGCCCTAGCCTTTCGCCGAGCATAAGTCCCTCCATTTCTATTTCACCTTCTGTTAGTCCATCTTTAAGTCCAAGCTTATCTCCGAGCATTAGCCCGTCGGTTTCCCCATCAGTCTCTGTTTCCCCCAGCCTATCACCATCTTTATCTCCCTCAGTTTCACCGTCGTTAAGCCTGTCTATTAGCCCGAGTATTAGCCCAAGCTTAAGCCCGTCGGTTTCACCCTCGGTTTCGCTTAGTCCTTCCATAAGTCCATCACTGTCATCAAGCTTTTCCCCCTCCTTATCGCCAAGTATTAGCCCTTCCTTATCACCGAGTCTTAGTCCTTCGATATCACCTAGCGTAAGCCTGTCTCCATCTTTATCCCCTTCGGCAAGTCCTAGTGTTTCTCCGAGCGTGTCGCCTTCAGTCAGTCTTAGCCCATCGGCCTCACCTAGCTTATCTCCATCCATCAGCCCATCGGTCAGTCTAAGCCCGTCACTTAGTCCGTCATTAAGCCCAAGCTTGTCGCCAAGCTTTTCTCCGTCGGTCAGCCCATCTGTTTCGCTGTCCCCTTCGGCCAGCCCGTCGGCGTCACCGAGCATCTCGCCATCAATTAGCTTAAGCCCTTCGGTTAGCCCTTCATTATCGCCATCCATCTCACCGTCGATAAGTCCATCTCTTAGCCCATCGGTTAGTGTCAGTCCTTCCCTTTCACCAAGTCTTAGCCCGAGTGTCAGCCCGTCTATAAGCCCATCAGTTTCCCCTAGCGTTTCAATTAGCCCATCAGTATCGCCGTCAATTTCGCCAAGTGTCAGTCCATCGGTTTCAATATCACCGTCGTTGTCGCCATCAGTTAGTCCTAGCCTTAGTCCTTCCTTCTCGCCATCGTTGAGCCCTAGCGTCTCCCCAAGTATTTCATTAAGTCCTTCCCTGTCTCCTTCGCTAAGCCCATCGCTGTCTCCCTCGGTAAGCCCTAGCGTTAGCCCATCTATTAGTCTAAGTCCCAGCTTATCACCGTCCCTGTCGCCGTCGTTAAGTCCTTCATTATCGCCATCGGTTTCCCCAAGCATCAGTCTTTCTCCGAGCTTAAGTCCATCAGTCTCGCCATCAGTCTCACCGTCGGTATCTCTGTCCCCGAGTCTTTCCCCTTCAGTTAGCCCGAGTTTGTCACCTAGTATTAGCCCATCAGTAAGCCTGTCCCCGTCAGTTTCACCATCTATCAGTATTTCGCCTTCAGTATCGCCCAGCATATCGATCAGTCCGTCAATTTCCCCCAGCTTGTCACCTAGTCTTAGTCCATCAGTATCGCCTTCGATTTCACCAAGCATTAGCCTTTCGCCGAGCATATCGCCATCAGTTAGCCCATCGGTAAGCCCAAGTGTCAGCATTAGTCCAAGTCTGTCTCCGTCTTTATCACCAAGCATAAGCCCTTCAGTCAGCCCGAGTATAAGCCTGAGCCCTTCCCTGTCGCCATCTATCAGCCCCAGCTTGAGTCCTTCAATCAGTCCCAGCATTAGCCCTTCGGTATCGTTAAGCCCAAGCCTGAGTCCTTCGCCAAGTCCGGGATGGGAAAACTATACCAAGGGGGATTATGCCTCATTGCCACTTGGCATAATTGATTTGGAGAACTCCTATTCGGCACAGGATTATCTTGATGTTAACGTGGCTGATGATACAAGGGTCGGACAGACCGCCACTGAGGAGTATATGATTCACCAGTTTAAGGATTATGTTGGGGCAAATACTTTCTGCCAATTGAATTATGAAGGACAGTCAACCTTGGCCCCTAGCTCTTCAACCGTCTATCTGCAAATATTCAATCGGGATACTCCGGCTTGGGAGACGGTGGATAGTGATAACACTACCGGGGCTGATACTGATTTTATTTTAACGGCCAATATCGCCAACCTAACTAATTATAAAGATACTAGTAACGTTATTGTCTGTCGGGTTTATCAGCTAGCAACATAACATGGCTATATTCAATAAGGAAACATTCGAAGGAGGCTCTCTACCGGGAACATTTGACGCCGTTGATGTCCTTTGGGGGGACGCAACCGTATCCCTCGATAGTTCCTCTCTGGTATCTGGGACATACTCGGCCAAGTTTGGGGCTACGGGCGAAGGCGGTGCGTCTGCCAGAGAGACATTAGGCTCAGACTATTCCGAACTATATATCAAGTTCAGGGTGTTTATTCCCACTGGATTTGCCTTCGGTACTTCTGGTTACCTTTCATTGTTAACAATTACTGACAACAGTGATGTTTCCCAGTTTTATATAAACTTAGAGGACTGGGGTGCGATCGAAATAACCTGTGGTGGCGCGGTTCTTGATTGGACTGATACCGGGGAAACCATAGGGAAGAATGCCGTCCACACGATTCAGGTTAGGATCAAGCAAAGCGCTACAGTGGGGAACCTGAGCGTCTGGATTGACAATGAGGTTTCCGGAAGTCCCGACTACAACAGCGGGGACGTAAACACCGGCACCGGAGCCTTGAGGAAGTTTGCCATTGGGACGGCATATGCTCCGGAGGCTTTGACCAATTATATTTACATTGATGACGTAACCATCGACTCGTCATTTATCACAAGCGTTTCCGCTTCGCCTTCTCTTAGCCCAAGTCTTTCACCAAGCTTAAGCCCATCGCTTAGCCCTAGTCTTTCTCCAAGTATAAGCCCCAGCGAATCGCCTAGCCAAAGCTTGTCGCCAAGTTTGAGTCCAAGCTTGAGTCCCTCGCTTTCTCCCAGCATTAGCCCATCCACCAGTCCCAGCCAAAGTCTGAGTCCAAGTCTCAGCCCTTCATTATCACCAAGTATCAGCCCGTCACCTTCAGCGTTGCCAGAAGAAGAAATATTTACTTCATCAACGACATGGGTTTGTCCGGAGGGAATAACCTCGGTCGATGTCGAATGTTGGGCTGGTGGTGGTGGTGGCGCTGGTGAGGACGGGGTCGATGGTGGTGGCGGAGGAGGCGGTGGGGCCTATTCTAAAAAGATAGAGGTTAGTGTCACGCCAACTACGGAATATACCGTAACAGTTGGGACTGGCGGCCAAGGAGGAAATGAAAGTAACGCAGGAGGGAACGGTGGAGACAGTTGGTTTATCGACACTTCTACCGTTCTCGCCAAAGGCGGTCAAGGTGGTCAACTAGATACTTCTACTGCCGCTGGCGGTCAGGCAGGTGCAGGAGTAGGGAACACTAAGTATAGTGGTGGAACCGGGGGAGCTGGTGGAGAGGACAATGGAGGCGGTGGTGGAGGTGGCGCCGGAAGTGGCGGTAATGGCGGAAACGGCGGAACAGGGAATGGGGGGAGTGCCACAGGTGGAACCGCTGGGACCCCTGATGGTGGCGCTGGTGGTGCTGGTAGTGCTAACGGGGATTCGGCCGGAAGTCCGGGTTCGTCCCCTTCTGGTGGTGGCGGCGGAGGAGGAGCTTCTGGTGATAATAATACCACTGGTGATGGTGCGGATGGCAAAGTCATTTTAACTTATACTGGTGGTTCTTTCTCGCCGAGTTATTCGCCATCACTTTCGCCTTCAATTTCACCGTCTGAATCACCAAGCCAAAGCTTATCCCCTTCGATTTCACCGAGTTTGAGTCCAAGCCTCAGTCCTTCCATCAGCTCTTCAATTTCGCCAAGTGAAAGCCAAAGCCTTAGCCCGAGCCTCTCTCCGTCAATCAGCCCTTCGGTTTCTCCAAGCCAAAGTTTGAGTCCAAGCCTCAGTCCCTCTCTATCCCCAAGCATCAGCCCATCGATAAGCCCAAGTGAATCTTCTTCGCCATCGTATTACTCGTCTTTTAGCCCAAGCCTAAGTCCTTCTTTTAGCCCATCTATTTCGCCAAGTGTTTCTCCAAGTGTGAGTCTTAGTCCTAGTTTGTCTCCGAGCCTTAGCCCATCCGTCAGCCCAAGCATTAGCCCATCTGTCAGTCCAAGCCCAGTTCCAGATTTACTGGCCCTGTTGGGCGTTTCTTGACATCTCGCTGATAGCCCATGCTATAATTATCCTAGAGTTTGTAAACCAATGGCTACTTCTCCAACCAATCCCTATCAGTCTTACGATGTAGTTGCTATCCAAAACATTGACGATGAAGATTTTACTTTTGAATACGATCGTTCACGGGGTAATTTCGCCCACGTTATCCCAGCAGGGCAAGTCAGGCGTTTCCCTCGTTTTCTAGCCGAACACGCCCTTAAACATTTAATTGATAAGATTCTCAACAAACAAAATGTTAGCACCGCCCACCTCAGCAGAAGGCAAGAGTTAGCAACACAGATCGTTATAAATGAAGAGTCGTTTGCTCCGGCACCAGCCAAACCAGAGGCAGAGAAATTAAGGGAAGAGGTTGAAAACTTGAACAAACCTTCGGAACTCGATGTTATTTTGAATAAGCGTAGAGCCGAGGCAGAGGCCAAGCCAAAAGCAGAAGAACAAGTCATCGAAACACCTAAAGTAGAGGAGGAAAAGTTTGAGGGATTAGAAGATACCACCAAGGAAGCTCCAACAGAAGAGTTACCTATTCGTCCAACTCCTACCCGAAAGGAAATAATCGCTTACGCTCGTAAACAAGGAATGACAATCGACGCCGACGCTGAAAAGAAATTTACAAGTTGGAAAATAGAGAGGATGTTAAAAGAGTTGGGAGATCCCCGTGAGGAAATAATTTAATGGACCTAGACGATATTCGACTAAAGGAGCCAGAAGAGCTTACCAATGACGAGAAGAAGTTCCTTTCTGAGAACAAGAATGATCTGACAGATGAGGAGAAGGAGGTCTTTGCTAGTGCTCTTAAACCCTCAGAAAGTAAAGAACCAGAAAAACCTGAGTTTAATTTGACGGAAGAGGAGTTCCAAAAGAGGGTTGACGACCGGGTACAACAAGTGTTGGAAGAAAGGAAAAAGGCAAGGGAGGAAGCCAAGAGGCCGAAGGATGATACTCAGATTACTTCTGACTGGAAACCTAAGGATTGGAAGGAAGCCTTTGACACGCTTGATAGAGTATTGAGCAAGAAATATGTTGGCAAAGAAGAAGTTCCACAAGTAATCCAGCAATACAGCGAAACGCAACGGAAAAAGATTGAAGAACACCAAAAAATGTTCGACGAGCAGACTGAAGAGATGAAAGCCAAATACCCGGATTTAGTGCCAGACAAAGGGACTCCCGAAAGGGAAACTTTTGATGCTAATGTAGCAGAAATAGCCATAAAGTATGGCACTACCAGTCTTAAGGGGGCTATCGAGGTTTACAAATTAACTCATGGGAAAGGGAGTGTGGACGAAAAACAATCGGACTTAGCTCACAAAATTGGTAAGGGTGGATCAGGAGAAGCCCCGAAAGTTGAACGTAAATATTCAGAACGCCCTCGGAATTTAGATGACGCAGCTGCTAGAGCCTTAGAACGGCTAGAGAAAGAGTCATAATTCGTGAAAAGATTTTCACACTCTCTGTGATATAATAACTTAGAGTTATTTAAACCACCTTCGGGTGGTTTTTTGTTTTTAAGATGCTGTCGTATCAAAGCCAGTACACTCTTGCACAACAACTTTGTAGTGATGCAGATACCACCAACTTAACAATGATTAAGACCTTGCTTGGGCAAGGGCAAAGACGGTTAGAAGCGATACTTGGTTTGTATTACACCGAAACAAGTCGGGACTTCGCGACAGTTGCTTCCACTCAATCCTACAAACTACCAGAGAACTTTAAAAAGTGGTCTGCTCTCTATGTTACCAGTGGGGATAATCGTTATAACGCCACATTGATTCAGGACGAAGAGTTGTGGCAACAAATGAACGCTTATACAACAGCCAGCACCAGTAATGTGCTTCAATTCTGTTTTGTCAGGCGGAGCACGGTTGAATTGTTCCCAATCCCAACTTCAGCCTTAACCGCAACAATGATCTATGACGCCTCAACTAAACCATTGTCACACGATGACTATGTTACCGGAACTATTACTACACTGGCAAATGCGGGGACAGCAGTAACCGCCAACGGTTCTACTTTTACTTCTGCTATGGAAGGTCGTTATTTTAAAATAAATGACGATGGTGAATGGTACAAGATCTCCGACTATCTAACCGCGACGACCTTGACCCTTGATTCAGCCTACCAAGGAGTCTCGATTGCAGCCGGAACCGAAGCCTATACAATCGGGGAGATGCCAATTACGCCACCAGAAACCCATGAATTGCCGGTTTACTACGCAGCTTGGAAGTGGTCGCTATTCAGAAAAGATACCCAACTGGCGAGAGAGTTTGAAAGGGCGTGGAATGAAGGAGTGGCAGAAGCCGAAACCTCATGGGCCAACCGTTCTACTTCTAGTATTATTCAAAATTATCCAAACTTAATGCGTAGGGGGGTAATAAATCCTAACAATTACCCAGAAGGGATGGCATGAGAATTATAGTTCCTATCTCTAGATTTGGGGGAGGCATCTCCTATAGCGAGAAAGAAGGGATTAAATCCTCATTTGTCTTTGCCAGATCTGTTGATTATCGTACTGACCCAACTAAGTTAAAACTACTTCCAAGGGCAACTAAAATCTCCGGCACTGTGGTTACTGACCTGATTATGGACGGAGACCGTTATTCCGCTGATACTTATTTTTATGGGGATTCTGGCAACATATATAAAAAAACAAGCGCTGATGCTTTGACGAATCTGGTTACTATCCCAGATTCTCACGGAAACGGCATGAAGTATTTTGGAGAGGATGGGTATCTCTATTATGCCTCAGATACTGTTATCGGTCGTTATGGGCACATGACGGGAACACCCTCTTTCTCAAATGACTTTTTGGGTTCTGAGGGAGGCGCACCAACTAACCTCGCTTCGTTGCTTTGTGCGTCAGCCTCTTCGGAATATGCGACTGCGGCCGATTCTGCTTCCCTTTCTATTACCAGTGACCTTACTCTCGAAGCTTATGTAAACTTTACAACTCTCCCAGCAGTGGGAGCAGAACAAACATTTGTTAGCAAGTGGTTACAATTTGGAAACGTCCGAAGTTATTATTTCGGAATATATGGGATTTCCGGTTATTTTGGTGATGGGGCAGAGGGGGCTTTAACAATTTCATCCAATACGACCCAAGCGCCAACAGACTCTGCTTGTACGGGGACAGCAGGAGCTTCAACCTTAACTGCGACCAATGCTTCTTTTGCAACCGGGCAGAAAGTTTTAATCCACCAAAGCAGGGGGACTGGTGCTGGAAAGTGGGAAAGGAACGAGATAGCTGGATATACGGCGGGGACAATTACCTTAACCAACGCTTTAATAAATTCATACACCTCAGGCGCTCAAGTTATTGTTTATCCGGAATACACCAATGTTACTGTTAACGCAAGCAAAACTTGGACAGCTAAATCTTGGAATGGGACTGTTGGCGGGATTCTTCTTTTTCTTGCTACCGGCACTGTTACTGTCAACGGATCAATCGTTGCCAATGGGACCAACGGGACAAATGGGGTAAACGAAGCCAATGGAGTTGAAACAACCGGCGGTGGTTTTTACGGAGGCGAAAACGAACAGGGAGGACAACAGGGGTATCAAGGCGAGGGGACAGCAGGAGCGAAAGCAGCTTCTTCGGCAGCTAATGGGAACGGTGGCGGCGGTGGGTATGAGAATGGAACTTCTGAAACTTGGGGTTCA